AAGATCAGCAACTACGCGACTGTACCACATCAGTAGTCGTCTTCTTGATTGTAGTTGTCCTCGTCATCAAACTCTTCTTCCTCTTCTTCTGCATAGTCCTTGTCATTGTCCAAGTATACAGTGAGAGCTTTTTTGATGTCCGAATCGCCTTTGAAAGCTTCTCTTATTTCTTCTACGTCACAATCATTGTCTACCAAAATGTTTACAACATTTTCTGCTGCATCTGATCGATCAACCACGTTGATGTAACGCTTGAGCTCTCCCCAAATTTCGCTTGCTACTTCTACTGACATTTTATTCCTCCACAGTTTCGGCAGTACTTATTTCAGTTTTTTGATTTTGAAAATCTGCCATGACTTTGTCTAAACAACCATCTTCATTGCTTTCCCAGGCTTTGCGGAACAACTTGATCACTTCGCCATCACTGGTGGTAAAAGTCAATCTGTTGCCTTCTTTTTTTAATAAACTTTTTTTCTCAGCTAAGTCCACCAGTCCTGAATAAGGATTCATACCTGTTTCGTAGGGAATTTTTACCTGCACACCTTCAAAGGGTTTGGCATAGCGTGTTTTCATTACTTTGCAAGCTGAACGAATGCCCATGACATCAGAAATTTTATTGCCATCCTCGTCCTCTTTGAGTTTGAGTTTTTTCATGGCCACCACAATTGAGCTGGCGTAAATGAAACCTTGACCACCGCTGATCTTGTCATCAGGGTCAAACATGTCCTGGCTGGCGTATGTGTGATTGGTACATACCAAGCCTACGTTGTAACTACCAAACATGTTCACACAGTTACGCACCAATGCTGTCAGTGCTTTGGGTTTACGTCCTAGATCGCCCTTCATTTCACCAGCATCAAACTGGTTCACATCAGTGGGAGTCAACAACATACCCAAGCTGTCAATCACAAACATGACCTTGGGACGTTCACCATCGGGCAAGGCCTTGTAGTCGCTCATGAATGTGGAGATAGTTTTGGCCACATCATCAATCATGGCCATGCTCAATTTTAACAATTTGCTTTCTGATGTGTCTACACCCAAGGCTTTGAGCCAGTCTTCATCCAAGGCATTTTCACTATCAATCAATACCACAAAGATACCTTGTTGTTGTGCGTTCTTGATGATGTTGCCTGAACAGATATAACTTTTGCCTGCACCTGATTCGCCAGCAAACACAGTGACTTTGCCCAAGGGAATGCCACGGTTGAAGTCACCAGAGATCAAATAGTTTAGTGCATAGTTGCCTGTTGAGATCCAGTCTGTGGGATCATTGAATCCTATTGACAGTCCGTCAATGCTTTTTGTAATTTCCTTGCGGAACTTGCTTACGTCAAATGGTTTTCCCATGTTTGTCCTTTTAAAATTTAATACTGGCCTGATTGTTGTCTCGAGAGTTTCTAAACAAAATTTTTCTGTACTCAAATAAGTTTTTAGAAATGTCCTCAAGATTGGCAATTGGCAGTTGATCGGTTATCAATTTGATGCCATGTTGGTTAGCCCACGTCGTGGCTTCTGGGCTGTACGCAATGGTTTGAGGTTTGTGTAAATTTAACTGAAAAGAAAATTCCAACTTTTCAAAATTGTAATGATCTTTGTACGTTAAATTGTCATCAAAAAACTCAAACTTGTTGTAGTACTGCCGTCCAACGTAGGTATATCCAAAACTGAAATTTGTCACACTGTTGTTGGATATTATACTATCAACAAATGGATTGTCAAATACTTCCCACTTGGCTGGGGCACTGAATTCAAGATTTTGTTTGTTGAAAGCTGTTTCCAAACCATGCACCCCCATGTTTACTTGTTCATAAGGATAGACATATCCCAGTTTGGCCATTGCCGGGGCAGTTTTTACTGTGCGAATTGAGTCAGGATACAATTCGTGCAGATGGTTGCCCAACTTAGCAACGCTAGCAACATCACTGTGACGTAACTGGTCAATGTCAATATCATTATCTTGAGTGGCTACCCAGTGTGCATGAGTTTTGTTTAGAAAATTTTGATCCAGATATTGTTCCAGATCAGTGTGTTGATCAAACGATTGCCCAATCAAGTTGAACAGCACTTCATTGGTTTTTGATATTGCCCAATGCAAGTGTGTGAGTTTTTTATCAAGTTCTGAAAACAACAAGCGATTGTTTGAAAAACTGTTTTGATTTTTCTTGTTGGTTTGCTCAACAAAAAATTCAAAGAGTTCATGATTGAACACAGTGTCAAATGGTAGACAATCGCCTGAGTTATCAAAAACAAGAAAGAATTTCATTGATGTCAATCAAATGGGATCTGGGTTTGCCCCAGACCCATGTGCTATCACTTGGCTTGACGTGCTCTAATCATGGCCAAGATGTCTTGTGCATTTTGGCCACTGGCTGCAGGCTTGGCCACAGGTGCGGCTGCCACAGGAACATCGTCTTCGTCAAAGTCGCTCGCAGCAGCAGGTGTTGGGGTAGCTACTTTGAGTGCAGGTTTGGCTGCAGGTGTGTCTTCATCAACATGAGCAGCACCACCAGGTGCTGCCACACCTGCAGGACGGAAATATTGACCCCAGCGTTCGGTGTCATATGGCTGTCCATCCACTGACGCCTCAAACATTTCTTTGATGACTCGGAGTTCAACATCTGTGGGCTTCTTGGGCAGGAATGTGCTCAAGTCAAACGCACCATATGCGGCCACAGCTGCCTGTTCGGCTTCTGTGAGTGCTGATTCTTTACGTGCCCACTTGGATGTTGAGTAGTCAGCATAACCACCTTTGCTGGTCTTGGTGATACGAAAGTCCAGGCCACGCAATGCGTCTGTGGGCATTTCTTCCAGTTCAGGATCCATGAGTGCTGCTTTGATGATAGCAAACAACTGTGGTCCAATGATAAAACGTCGGATGGGATTTTCCGGAGTCTTGTCTTCGCTCAGTGGGTTCTCACGCACAAAGCCTTGAAAGATGTAACTGCGTTTTTTCCAGTATTTGCGACCCATTTCTTCAAGGCTCTTGTCCTTGAACCAGGTGCGCACTTCTGCCAAGATTGGGCAGGCTTCGTTCCACATTTCCACACAGGGCACTTGTACATACACCTGTTTAGACTCCATCTCGCCTTTGATGCCAGCGAAGGGCAGTCGAATCATCTGTCGTTCTTGCCAGAAAAATGTGTTTTTGGGATTTGCGTCGGGAAGGAATCGCAGTGTTGCACTTTGCCCTTCTTCCATGTTCCAGTGTGCATAGATTGAATTGTCTCCACCTGTTTGCCCACTGCCTTTGTTGCTTTCTGCTGCCTGTAGTCTTGCTCTGATTTCTGCTAATGATGCCATAGTTTTTCTCCTTTAAGTTGCCTATGTATGTTGCCTATCTAATGTTTAGATCTTTTGTTGCCTGTGCCACAAAAGAAAAAGCGCAAACACTGTAGTAGTATATGCGCTTTGTTCTACTGTGTCAAGTTTATTTATGTCATCTGAGCAAAGCCAGTGATTTTATTCTTGCCAGAAGTGCATCGCCTTCTTGAGTGTGAGTTTCCTTGCCTTCATAGTATGATCCGGTCATGGCTGAGTTGCTGTTGATGGGATCATCTATCTCGCTTAGAGCGCCTTTGACATCGCCTTTGAACAGCTTGCTCAATGGATCACCAATGTCCTTTTTGACTTTTTGTCCCAATGTATGCGGTTCGGCTGCACGTTGTGCCAGGCGCTTTTCGGCATCATCGGCACGTTGTTGAATCTGCATGCTTCTGACCAAGGCATCCATTTCTAATTCTTTGGGGTGCGGTTTCTGTGCTTCGCCCATGCTGTAAGGCATGCCCACTGCGCCACCATCTTCTTCCATGCTGCCACATTCCATCAGGCCATGTTCTGGGCAATATTCGCCCTCGGCTGTCATGTTGCATGAGCCTTCCACAATACCGGATCCGCCCTTGGTCATTTCTTGGCCACCAGTTGCGCCCACAGCAGCACCAATTGGTCCACCTACCATACTGCCCAGGGCAGCACCACCAACGGTGCCCAGCACACCTTCATCTATACCAAGATCCTCAGCAAAACGGTCACTGATCCATTCAGATGTATCTATGTCTTCGCCAGTTTTTGCGCCATATGGCATGTCGTCATAGTAGTAATCATACAATACTTGCTCCAAATGACGACTCATTTCACCAGTAGTGGTGAAGTCCTTGACATCACGCTTGAACGTGTCTTTGATGTGTTCTAGTGTGCTGCCTGTGGAGTCTGTCAACACACCTTCCTTGATAGGCACGCCAGCATACTTCAGCATCTCAGCCAGTTCACGATCTTCCACAAATGTGGCTGTGTTGTCACCTTCCGCCATGCCTTGTTCTTTCACAGGGGGTGCCTCATCTTGGTCAACATCAGCAGGTTCTGCCGCAGTGCTCTGAGGAGTTTGAACACCCAGTTCGGCCAGTCTGCGTTGTACATCTGAGTCGTCCCAAATGTTGGCACGTGGATCATTGTCGGCCAAGTCTTCAAGGATGTCAAATAGTTCTTTGTCGCCCACAATGTCGTTCAACAACTCTGTGGCATTGATAGCTTCGGGACCAACTATGAGTTCAGCACTCATGAGTTGGTTGAGTTTTTCCTGTTGTTCAGGAGTTTCTGGCAATGCCCAGGTACCTTCACTGAGGTTGTTGATCCAGCTTTCAAATATTTCAGCTTCTTTCATTTTGATTCCTTGTTGTTGTATCTTGGCCAGTGTGGGCAAGGCTGCTTCAATTCTGGCATCTACACTCTGTTCTACAAACATGTTGCGTAGATTTTCCACCAGACTTTCTGCTTCACCAACTTGGTCAGGAGCCCAGCTTTCAAAGTATGTTTGATAGCCACGTGTACTGCCAAGATGTCGCAGTGTTTCTTGCAGTCCCCGATAATAGGTCACTGCAGACTCTACCAGTTCTTGTGTGACACCTTCATAAATTCTGTGTTGTTGGGCACGATGAAACCTACTCAGCACTGCCATTTCATTTACTATTTCTGAAATGTGGTTGCCACGTATGTCATAAGGACGACCGCCCGAACGCACATGTTCCAACATGGCGCGGCCTCCTGTCAGGCTGCGGAATGGCAGACGAAAACGTTCTTGGTCAGCTGTTTCTATAAACAAACTTTCCACATAGCGATACCGTTTGTCCGCCTCGCCCAAGGTACGATTGTGACGGATCACCAGTCTAGCTTCGGTCTGCTCACCCATGTAACTCACACGGCGGTTGCCATAGTAGCCTTCAAATAGGCCTTCTTTGATGGCAGCTTGACCTGCCAAGCTGTGTTTGAGTTGGCTGATGTTTGTAGGACTCCAAGTTGCACCATGGCTGGTGGCCTGATTACTGAGTTGTTCTAAAAATTTATAGTATTCTTCTTTGTCTTCAGGTTCCATGCCTCGACCAATGCTGTCACTGAAAAAGAAACTGAGTTCATTGTCAGCAATTATACACACTGCTGTGCCGTAATTTTTGCCGGCACTAGACACATAGTCAAATTTGATAGTCACAGCCTTATCAGCTGAGGTGGGGTCACCCTTTTTGTCAAAGTATTCTGGGTCATAATTTTTTGTAACCAAGAAATCTGCTAGATCTTGAGGTAGTGCTTCCATTGTCATAGTGGTGTATTTAGCGTACTGTGCTGACAATGAACGGCAGTGGTTCTATGATGTTATCGCCGTGATCTTTCATTTGGGTATCCAAGTCTGCATGATAAGTCTGCAACATCATCAACATGCGCACTGCCAACAGCGACCCCATCACTAGGTCGTCTGTTTCCCCAGGTTTGGCTGCATAACTTCCCCCGTGTGCCACAAAGGTTTTGAGTTCACTGATCAACGGCTTGCTGCGCAGTTTCATACGCCCTGATTCTACCAAAATTTTAAACTTGTTGCAGGCAGTGAGTTTGGCTCGGTTTGTGGTGTTGAATCCTTTGCGAAACTTGCGTGTGCTGCCTGTTACTGAGTTATCACTTAAAAAATAGCCCTGAATGTTTTCTTCGCCGTATTCTGCAATTGATATCAAAGCAGCTTCGCCTATGGTGTTGTTTTCTACACTGTAGTAAATTTTTTTGTCATCTTTGACCACTTCATACAGTTCATTCACAATGTCAGCCAGCAGTCGTACCTGTGTTGGTATGTCAGTGCGATTGTGTCGCCATTCAGCCACTTGTTCAGTGGTTTCTGCTTCGTACACCTGTATGGCAGCTGGATCTCCCCCGGTGCCAAGACTGGGATCCAAGGCCACAATGTAAATGCGATCTTTTTCAGGTCGTTTGTACCAGCGAACTTGTCCCGATCTACGCTGAGGTTCCACTCCTTCCAAGTCCAAGAGTTTGGTTGGCGCAATCAAGGTTTCATCATTGATAACAAATTCACATTCCATTTCTCTACGGAATCGATCTTCGCCTAGTTGTGCCAGTTGTTCCGCACCCCATTTTTCATCTCTATCAGGATGTTCACGCCAGTCGCTGCGAAATGCACGAAAACCATTGATACCCAATTCTGTGGTATTGCCATGTTCGTCTTCGGTCTTGTTGGCACCTTTCCACAGCAGGGCAAACTGATCCTCGTCTGAGTTGGGAGTGCTTGTGATAATGGCCTTACCACCTGTGGCCAGTGTAGGACTAATAGAAGTCCAGAACTCTCTGGCAATGGTGGGTCGCACAAACGCAAATTCGTCAGCGTACAACAAGGATATACTCATACCCCGTCCAGTTGTTTCAGTTGTGGTTTGTGCCACAATACGCGATCCGTTTTCAAATTCCAAACTGTTTTTGTTGTAACTGGTGGCGCCAGCACGAATATGATTGGGACACAGTTCGTATGCGTATCTAATACGTTGCATGATCTCTTGTGCACCGGTGTATTTGTGTGCAGCAACCAAAATGGTTGAGTCTGGCACAAACATTGCGTACCACAACAGATAACCAGCAGCCGAAGTTGACTTGCCAGTTTGTCGAGGCATCAAACTTATTGAATACCTGTAGTTGTGAT